TCTGAATATTCTAGTTATAGAATTGATGATATTTCTGTTAAACAAGCTCCTAGTAATGACCTTTTAGTGCATAATCAAATTTTACGAATCAGTGATGGTGCTTTTTTAAACGACCCTAAATGGTATGGACATATTAAAAGAGATTTTTTTGGTCAAGGTATTAGTTATAATTTTGATGGTTATCGTTTTAGACAGCCTCCAATGGCAACTGCTCATAATGATTGGGTATTAGAAGATACAAAATTAACTGCTCCTATCGTAGTACCAATGAAATATGCTTTTGATCAAAATAATAATATTAATACTGTTAATCAAGTTGGAATTTTTGTTCATTATCCTGATGGCACATCTACAGATCCTGAACTTATTCCATCTGTTGCAGGAAATACATTTAAAAGTAAAGATAAATATACAGTTACATTTTTATATGATTATGTTCAAGAGAGTGAACTAGGTAGAGATGAAAATGGAGATATAGGAGTATTTTCACAAAATGCAGTATCTGGCAATGGAGAACACTGTCCTTGTATTCAAATAGTTCCGTTTACTGGAAATTCACTTGCAAGTTGGAATAAAAGAATTACAGGTATTAATTTATATTGGCAACCTGAAGATGATGTAGATTTCTATTTAGTAGCTACTTATGATATACAAGATGGTTTTGCTGATGACCCTAGAGCTAAAGATTCTGCAGAAGATGTTGTAATTAGAAATGATGTAACAATAAAAACTAATAATGGATACTGGATACCATGTATGGAACCGTATGGTGAAACAGCCGATAGTTATGAAAATATTAGTGGTTCAACTTCTAGTACATTTACAGAAGAAGATAGTACAAGTAGTTGGGGAACTAATTTTGTTGCAAATAATATGGTTTTTGTTCATCCTGCTCGTAATGCTACCTCTTTAGGAGATGTGTCATTGCAACTTGCAAAAACTATTACAATTATTGCAAATATAAAATCTGTTAGTGGTACTACATTAACAACAGGAATTGGATCTGGAGCTACTGTAAAATGGAAATCTTGGAATGGTGAAGAGCAAGATGTAGATGCTCCATTTAGTATGACTAGCGCCAGAGCATTTGTAGCTTCTGTATCTACAGATAAACTAGCAACTTGGTATATACCAAATGATGGTCTAAAACTTGCAACCTATAATTCACTTACAGGAAGAGCTGCAGAAACAAGACTAAAGCCAATAAAATGGAATACAGCAACAGTAGTAGGTAACAAAGCATTTTATGGGAATATAGATTTTAAAGATGAGAACGACCAAACAATTCGTGAAAGAAATCGCATTGTCTTTACTGATAACTTTAAGCTTGATGAAGCCGTGGTTGGAACAAAGTTTTTGGATGTTGGTAAGAATGATGGGGATGAAATAACTGCGTTACATTCATTTCAAAATAGATTATATGTATTTAAAACAAGAAACATATACATCTACAGAATACAAAGCGCACAATCTGTTAATTTTATTTTAGAAAGACATATAGCAGGTACAGGATGTCTGCATAAACACGCAGTGATAGATACACCTTATGGTATTTGTTTTGCTGATAATAAACAGGTAAGTCTTTTAAGAGGATTAGAAATATCTGAATTATCTTTACTGATTAGAGATACTTATCAAGGCTTAACTTTAAATGTAAATGAAGGTGCATTGTCTTTAGGCTATCATGGTAATATAAATACATTAGTTGTGAATTATGATTTTGATGCTACAATAATGTATGCGTATAACTTTGATACACAATCTTGGTCTAAGTTCAGTGGTTTTTCAGGTCAATATCAAAGTCAGTTTGTATTAGATGACACTCAAGAATTACAAACATTTAATACTGGAACAAAGAAAGTTACTAATTTATTTAGTAGCACTTCTAATGACTCAACTTCTACAATGTTATTAAAAACAAAAAGATTTGATTTTGGATTACCTGATCAGTTTAAACGCTTTACAAAATTACATATTACTTACAAAGGTAGTGGTACTGGAACTGCTATGTCTTACAAAGTTTATTTAGATGGCAGTGATACACCTTCTATTACACAAGAAATGATTGAACATACTACCTTACAAACACATTCAAGTAGAATAAATGAGTTAGCTAAAAGTATTGAGATAGAGGTTTATGGTGTAGAAAGCAATGTAAGAATAGATGGCATAGATATAGATTACGATATAGAAGGAGGTAATCCATAATGTCAGAAACGATTGAAACACTTACAGATGGTAAGCAAGATAAAATATTTAACCTTAAACAAGGTTTTTTTAGTCCCAGAGAAGGGAAAGATACTGATATGGGAATATGCACAAAAGATGGTAAGTTCTACTTAGCTGTAAAGCTAAATGAAGAGTGGCATTTCTCTGAAATAAAGAAAGCAAAGGATTTGTAAAATGGATGAACAACAATTAGAACAAGAAATATTAAGAATTAGAAGATCTTCTTTACCTGATAACACAAAAGAAACATTAGAGCGACAGTTGCGTGCAAGATTTGCTAGGCTTTCAGGAATGTCAGAGCAAGAAAGGCAAGCATTATCTCAAATTGAAAACATACCTTTTATAAGTGAATCTATGACTGAAAGTTTAATGGAGCAGTTTAGAAGATCTAGAGCATTAGAAGAACAAGCAGGTGTAGTTAGAGATCCAGAAACTGGATTATTTAAAACTGAAGATGGTAGAGTATATCAAACTTTAGAAGAAGCTCAGAGAGGACAAGAAGAACTTCGTAGAAGGCAACAACTTGAAGAAACAGAAGAAAAGACTGAAAGAGAGCTTGGTGAATTAGAAAGTCTTATCAGAAGGTCTGGAGCAGCTCAAAGACAAATGGCTGAAAGAGTTGGTGCTAGGCAAACAGGACAACTGTTAAGTCAGTTAGAGCGTAGTATTCTAGGTTCAGGAGGAGATGCTCAAGCATTAGAAGCTCTTACTCCTGGTATTCAAGAAAGAGCAGAAAGAAGTTTATTAGATAGGCTTACAGGTATAGAAGCGCAAACTGCACAACAATTACAAAGAGTTCCTCAGTTAGCTTTAGGTCAAGCTACTACGATGGCAGGTTTACAGCAAACACAACAGCAGATACAAGATCAAATGTCAAGAGCTATAATGGGTGAAGAAACTAGAAGAGCGCAGATACAAGCAGAGCTAGATAGTCAGCCAGAATGGTGGGAGAGTATCTTAGGTGCTGCAGGTACAGCAATCGGTACTGCAGTTGGTGGCCCATTAGCAGGAGCTGTCGGTGGTGCAATAGGTAGTGCATTAAGCAACCCTAGATCTTTTAGTAGACCTGGAGATAATACCTTTGTAGGTGAAGGTGTAACATATATAAATGATAGTTTCTAGGAGTAAATAATGGCTTTTAAATTTAAAACAAAGAAAAGACCAACAGCAGCCCAAGCCTTTGCAGGTGGATTCGCTCAAGGTGTCTCCTCTGGTATTCAACAAGCAGCACAACTTAGTTTGCAAGATAGGCTTAATAAGCAGAAAGAGTTTGAAGATTTTACGAAAGGTTTACCTCAATTAATTAATTTAGCAGGATTAGAAGGCGATGAATATAAAGCAGCACAAGAAGCTCAGTTTATGATTCGCAGAGGTGATATTAAATCAAGAGATGCTTTTACTAGCTTTTTGGATGGTAAAAGTCCAGGTCTTAGTAATAGATTATTAGGTGCTACTGAACCAAGAATTATTGGTTCACCATACACAGGTTATGCTGAAGTGAGAAGAAGAGCAGGTAAAACTGAAGTAACACCTATTCTAGAAGCAGCAGAAAGACCTGATGAGGGCATAACCCCTGCTGAAGCAAGAGAAGTAAAATTAGCTACAGATAAAGTTAAAGATTTATCAGGTAGAGTTAGTGAGTTAGAAACAGAAAAAGCTAATGCAGATTTAGGACTCGGTGAGTTTACAGAAGATGATCAGAAAAATCTTGATAAAGCAAAAGAAATTTTACAAACTGCTACGAGTGAGTTAGATACAATTAGAAATAGAGTATTGACAGGCACTGCTGTAGATACTGTAGAAGATGTAGATCCGTATAGTCAATATCTTAGGTAATAGTAAGTATGTCTCAAAGATTCTTTGTAGGAAATAAAAAATACGATATACCAGATGATGTAAGGGATGCTTTTCTTAAGGATAATCCTAATGCTATTCCTGGTATTGAATATGATGTAGATGGTAAGAAATACTCTATACCTGCTTTTATAAAGGATTCATTTATTCAAAAATACCCTAATGCTGTACTTGGTGGACAACCAAAGATGAAACTTCCTAAGCCTCCAAAGCCAAGAGAAATAGGTGAAGTATTAGAAGAAAGACCTGAAGCTGTTACTGCTCAACCTATTTCTGTAGCAGAATCAGCAAAGATGCCTGTAGAAGTAGACCCACAAGCTGAGGCAATAGCAAAGGGTGCAGCTCCCGAACCTATATTTTCTACAGACCCAAGAGATAAAACATATAGATTTAGAGCTAATTTAATTAGAGAAACATTCGCAGGGTATCCTGAAATGGGATTAGATGAGCCTCAAACTCTTGGTGAGACCCTTTCAGATGTAGCAGGTGCAATCGGTGGCACTATACTTTCTTTAGGTACAACTGGTGCAGGTGCATCAAAAGTAATTAATTACACAGGAAAGAAACTTCCTAGAGTTGCTGAATGGGTTAATAGAACATTAGCAGGTAATAAAACAGCAAAGAAACTTGCATTTAATTCTGCAAGAGATTTGTTATCATTTAATGTACATGGTCAAGTCTATAATAGACCTGATATAAAAACATTAGAAGATAGACTGAATTTAGCAATGGAAAACTCTATTACTGCTTTAGCATTCAGTGGAGCAGGTGCATTGAGTCACATTCCTAAGTATGGAAAAAAGTTAGGTACAACAGCAGTAGGTATTCTTGGTTGGGAGATGGGTGGAGATACATTTGAAGAAAAAGCAATCAACTCTATTGCACTTATGGGATTACATAGTTTATTTAATCCTACTCCAAACAGAAAAGGATTTAGAGGTAGCACAGAAGATTTACTTACAGAGATATATCCTAATCTTTCTAAGAAGGAAGCACAACGCATTTCTAAACAACTGCAGTTTAATATTTTAAGTGCAAAAGAAAAGATACCAAAGAGCTTGCAAGAAAAGCCTTTATTATTGTTACCAGAGAAAGCTGAATCTATTAGGCTTGCTAGACCTGTAGGTCAGCCATATGACCCTAGAGTTATGCCTTTTGGTGAACCAATGAAATTACCTCCTGCGAGAACAACTACAGGATTTGAAAGAGGTTCTGCAGTTAGAATAAAAGGCATTGGTAAGTACGCAGGAGAAACAGCAGTTATTCGTGAACTTAGACCTGATGGTAAAGTAAAGGTGTTTATTGAAACAACTGTACCTACCGTTAAAGGTGCGAGAAAATTTAAAGGTGAAAGAATATTCACTACAGATCAATTAGAACCTGTACAACCGATTACTACTAGAGGTGAGATAAAACTTACACCTCAAGAGCAATTATCATTTGAATTAAAAGAAGTACAAAGGTCAGCTAATCCTACAGGTAAATCTGTTGAAAAAGCAAGCAATGCGACAAGAGAGTATAGAAAATTAGATACATCTGTAAAAGAAACTCAGACTATCTTAGATAATCCAAATCTTACTCAACAGCAGAGAACTGCTTATGAGAACTCATTAAATCAACTAAAAAAGTTAAAACAAGAGCTTAGAGAAACTGGTGAAATCAAACTTTATTCTGGGTTTCCAATCTTTGACCTATTAAAAACAAAACGCACAATGCGTGATCTATCACCAAAAGAAATTGACCTTTTATATCGTGAGGCACTTAATAGACCTCTTATAGATGCTCAAGCTGTTGGTAAACCTCGTGTAGCACCCGAAGGTATAAAGGATGTACAGACCAAGTATGGAGTTTTTTCTAATATTGTTGATGGTGTAAAGCAAGTAAGAAACAGAGTAGTTCAGCCAGAAAGTAAGGTTTTATTTAGAAAGATAGAAAAAGCTGATGAAGAATGGCATACTTTGTTTGGTAAATACAGTGAAAGATTAAATAAAATAGGGTTTGATGAGTTTACTGAAGCTCAAGGATTGCAATTATCACAAGCATTAGAAGCAGGCAAAGCACCAGAGGTAAAAGCAATATTAGATGATATTATATCTCAACTTCGCAAAAATGGTGTAAAGATAGGTTATATAGAGAATTATTTTCCAAGAGTATGGAAGAGAGAAGTAGCTGAAAAGGTATTTGATGATTTAGCTAAGGTTCAAAAAATGATGATAAACTCAGGTAATAAATCTGATGAGATTATAGCTACTTATCTTAGAAATCAAAGTAAAGAAACATTAGATTTAGTTAATCATTTAATCAAAACAAAGCAAGTGACTAATTATAGTAAGGCTATAGAAAAACTAAAAAATGATGTTTCTAATCAGTTATTTCCTGAATCTAGTTTTGAGAAAGCTAGAAAACTAGACTTACCTGCAACTATATTTGAAAGAGATGCTAGAAAAGTTATTCCTTATTATTTAGATACTATGACCAAAAGACTTTCACTTGCAAAACAGTTTGGTGCAGATGGAAGTAAAGCATTAAGAGCTATTGAAAAGGTAGGTCGTAAAGATACAGATGAATCAAGATTATTGCATGAAGTATTGGATATGTACACAGGTAACGCTGAAAGAGTTAAGGGATATACGGGTAAAGCGAGGGATGTAGTAAACGCATATTATGGATTTGAAGTTGGTTCTAAGATTGGTTTAGGTACTGCAACTATACCAAACCTTACACAGCTCTTTGTATCTATAATGCCTCAATGGGGTGTATTTAGAACGCTAAGAGCAGGTATAGACCTACTTAACCCTCAATCAAGACAATTTGCTCGTTCTACAGGTATATTTAAGGACTCAATGGTCAATGCTCTATCTGGTGTAGAACCAACAGGTGTTATGGGTAAGTTCTCTAAATACGCTACTAAACTTGGGTTTGAACAAGCAAATAAATTTAACCTATATCTAGCTGCAAATACTTTTAAGATGGGTGCTAGAGATTTAATGAAGGTTGCAAATAGTGATAGTATTAGAGCAAACTGGGCAAGAAAAACTTTAAAACAATTTGGTATTAATTATAAAAGTAAACTAACAGATGATTTGCTTGCGAAAAAGATGTATCGTTTTGCAGTAGATAGTCAGCTACAGAAAAATGTATTAAAAGATCCTAAGATATTCAATGACCCTAAATGGAGACCATTATTCTTATTTAAACGCTTTGGTGTTAGACAAGCTACAATGATTAAAGATATGCTTAAGACTGAAATCAAGAATGGTAATGTAATGCCTATTTTAAGATTAATGGCAGGTGGTGCATTAGGTGGTGAGTTTGTTATTTGGGCAAAGAATGAAATCAAAAGTTTAGCTACAGGTGAAGAGTATTATAGAAAAGAATCAGAGGTTATGGATAGATTCTTAAATAATCTTGGAGCAGTTGGTTCATTTGGTATTCTTAGTGATTTTATGCAAGCAGAAGAATTGAGTTCTATTCCAGGTAAGGTAGAATTTGCTGTAAAGCCTGTGTTTATTCAAGATGCTCAAGATGTGATAAAAGCAACAGAAAGTGTATTGAGAGATGCAGAAAAGTATGAAAGTTTTACTTTAGCAGTTAGAAGAAACTTAGATGACTATATGGGTCTTTTAGGTGGGTTATCTAGGTATATTGGTAAGAGATTCTTAACAAAACAACAAGAGACTGAAAGACAAAAGAGATTTAGAGGATTAGAAAGAACAGAGATATTAGATCTTATCTTAGATAAAAAGCCAGATGCTGCAAAAAGAAGAATTAGATTATGGAATCAGAATAATCCTACTAATCCTTTAACAATAGAAGATGTAAATTACGATGAAGTGATAAAGAGATTTAAAGCAAAGCAATCAGCATTAATTAAAGCAAGTCAATAAAATCCCACCATCCCTCTTGAACCATACCCTTCTTTCTTCTTAAATTCTATAAAATTATGGTTCACTCACGGTATCGCCAGTACCTTAGAACCTTCCATAAACCAAAGGAGAAATCATGGCAAACACAAATACTTATAGAGACTTTTCAGTTCAAAGAAGTGCTTCCCCTGCAGTAACTGCAACAGAGAGAGCTGCTGATACAAACGCTTTTAATGTAACCAGGGCCATACATTGTAATGAAGATGCAACATACGAAGTTACCTTTCAAGGTGATTCTGCCTCAGTTACTATGGATCTGAAGGAAGGACTTACTTACCCTTTTGCAATCATAAATATTACCAATTCATCTAGTGCTGCGTTAAGTGCAGGACAAATAACTTTATTGTACTAATATGCGTTTAGGCATGGGACTCGGTCTTGGCAACCTGTTATCAGGTCAGCCACTAACTGGTTTCCCTAACGACTTTTCCTTTAATTTCGATGGTTCTAATGATTATTTAGATGTAAATCCAATTAATGTTGATTATAAATCAATATCGTTTTGGTTTAGATTAGAAAGCAATGCAACATCAAGTACAGCTTATACTACTTTTGGAGCAATTGGTTCTTTTCAAGGTAGTGGTTCATTTATTACTATAGGTGGAGGTGCAACATCAAGCGTAACTAATGAATTAATTACTCTTGGTGCAAGTGGAGTTATTACTGCTTGGGAAAGTAATTCTGATACAATTACAGGAAATGTGTGGCATCATTTAGCTATAGTATGGAATGGTTCAAAATATGTATTCTATTATGATGGTGAATTAAAAGATACTACATCAGGTACAGCATCTCATATGTCATTACAATCTAATAACTCTATTTTAATAGGTCGTAATGCAGGTGGTAGTTCACATTTTAATGGACTCATTGACGAATTAGCACTTTGGGATGCTACATTAAGTGCTGATGATGTCGCAAAGATTGCCTCAAAACCAGTTGATTTCTCTAAAGCATCAACTTACGCTACAGATAGAACTTCCAATCTAAAACTATGGCTCAGAGCAGGAGACAAAGCACTTCCTGAAGAAGATGCCTCAATCGCAAGACAGGACTTCTATACAGACTTTGATGGTACGAATGATTATATAGATATAGACAGCACAGGAATATCATTAAATGATTTTAGTATTTCTGGTTGGTTTTATCATATAGATAGTACGGCTGAGTTTCAAGCAATAATAGCTCTAGTAGATACAGGAAACGATTATCAAGAAGGTGTAGTTATACAGTTTTATGATGATTATTTTGATGCTGAAGGTGCATCTGTAGATGGTCATTTGCCAAAAGTGTCAGCAAATACTGTAGGTAGTGGTATTTTACAAAATTCTTGGAATCATTTTGCATATACTGTAGATAGAGATGGAGGAAGTGGAGGTGTAAAATTATATCTTAATGGAGCATTAGCAACTACAGATACAGCAGTAGATAGTGCTACAAATGGAAATAATATCTATATAGGTGCAGGATATTATGATAGTGTAATTCGAAGATTTTATAAAGGATATATTTCAAATATAGCAATACATCAAACAACACTCGATGCTCAAACTATTTCACAGATGGCAAAGAGCAGATTCACTCCCATGAGAGACAATCGCTTTTCTGTAGTGGATTTTGATGGTAGTGATG